GGGTGCCGCCGCCGCCAAACCCGGCCACTCATGGCTCACCGGGTGAGACCACCCACGCAAAGACGCTTGCAGGAAAGATTGTGGGTCAGCCAACAAGACAGAGATGAGCAGGCACGTTTCACGCCAGCCAACTTTATTCTCTATGTCAGAAACGCCGAGCCCGAATCGAGAACGGAAATCGTAAACGAAAGCTGCTTCGTTATCCGCAATTAGGACTCGGACTCTGACGCTTCCCCCAGGCCGACACCTTCACTCCACTTTTCAAGGTGCTTAGTCAACTCGCTAATAGGCATCTTGTCGATAGCCGCCATCTGCTTCTCAGGCAGCGAGTTCTCCAAGATGTAAAAAGTTTTCTCTAAGTCGTCCTCAATTTTGTTGGAACGACGAACCACACCGGTAGGCAGGTCCATGATTTTTGGCATCTCAATCTTGACACCATCGTATTCAAACGTGTATTGACCTTTGCTGGTCATGCGGCTTCCTCCGTTAGTTAGTAGTTAGTTTGCGGCTGAGGTCGGGCGAGCGGTGGAAACTCGCCCGACCCCATGTAATCTCAGCGTCGCCGCACGAACGCTAAGAATCTTTATTACGGTTCGACTGAACCGAAATCGGTGAACAGCTTGGTGGCCACAACCTCGCTAGCGTCAGCGTAAGCGGTAATGGTCACGGTGTACCCAATAGCCTCACCTGAAGCCAGAGTGCGCTCACCAACCGAGGTGATTTCACCTGCGGCGATGTAAGTGCGCTCGATAGCAGTACCGTCAATGACGTCAATCACAAACGACTGACGGCCACCGCTGGAACGCGGGTCAATGTTTAGCGAGCCGGAGGCCAGTGTAGCGCCGTAGTAGAGCTCCACAACATCCTGGTTGGTTTCGATAAAAGTGAGCTCTACAGAGTAAGTACCCTCTGAGGTAATCTCACGAACGAGCGAACCATCCTGCCAGCTACGAATCTGCTCAGTGGAACGGTCAATAGTTTCCGTAATCCCATCCGCAGATACATAGCCCAAGTCGGTGAACGCCACGTTAAGTGTGTCGTCTGCGTAGTTGGGTGCTGCTGTGCCAGTAGGGGCCACATAGACCGCACCAGTGACGGCAACTCTTACGTTGTCAGAGTCAAGAGCCATCTTGATTCCTTTCTAAATTAGAGGTCAGTGCCTCTGTGATTTACAGCGAACCGCAAAAACCTGCGCTCGCCTTGTAGGTCTGAAACGTCTTGAATGGACGACTCAGGAACAGTATCCGTAATCGGGTTACCGTCGGGTAGGTCATCAAATAGAGCCATGACAACAAGTGACAAAGCCTCAGCATTACCGTAGTTGCTCGCGTAAACGTTCACGCCGATACTGTCTTGCATAATCGTTTTTGACAACCGGCTTCCGCCATCCCGGCGAATGATTACCTGAGAAACACTGTCGTCAGCTTTCACACCAACTCGAGTGCTCGAATAACCTTCAGCCGTCAAGCCCGCACTCAACCGGGTCACAAGGTGTGACATTAGGTCACTGAAAATAACAGCGTCAGCCATTAGATTTTACCCCCTCCGACGTACCGGTTTGAATTGTGCCTTGTTGCCGCGTACGCCGCCAGCCAAGCTCAAAGCCCTTCCCAGAGCTCCAGTGTTAGCTTCGTCATAAACAGAGCCACGAGCCACCTTCGCTCGGGCACGAGTTTTACCGTTACGCTCAACAATCAACTCGCTACCAGGCAAAGCCGATTGAACTCGTCTCATACGGGCCTCAAGCATCGAAGCAACCTCCCTGGACTTGAGTAACTCCCTCATGCCATGAGGATTGAGAACCACATACCCGCCGCCTTGAATCCGACTAGCCACTGGTCTGCCTTTGCAAGTCGACAACGACACCGGGACTCCAAGAGCCCAAGCCGTCTTTCCACTCGAAAGCTTCCCCGTCGACCTCGTAATTCCGTCCACGGACAACAAACTTGTCATCGTCGTCGACCACAGTGCCCGATGGTAAATAAACCGTCAGGCCCTCGGTGACGACAATTTCGTCCGGGCTAAAATTGCTTCCAGTTACGCGGGCCGAAACAATCGCAGAAACCGTTGTTGAGGTTTCGACAATAATCGGCTCCCCGTAGCTATCTACGGAACTCGAACTTCGTTTGGTTTGGGTAATAGATTCCATAGTTACCGTTTCCAATCGTAGATGCTGAGCGGAAAGACAAGTCACGATAAGACTTAGCGACCTGCATGTCAGAGGGAGACATTCTTACCTGCCCCCCGACAGCCCAAGTTGCATAAGACTGAGAGAACGGGCCAACAGACTGCTGCTGAATACCAGCGGCGGCGTCGGCCGGAATCTGCAAAGTCCTCACGACCATCCCGGCGACCGTGGCGACCACGTCATCGGGGACAGTTGCGCTGCCATGCTCATAGTTCACAATGACGGGCGTGACACTACCCAAGTCGTACAAAGATTGGTGGCCATCGAACGTAAAGTCGATTTCCACCCCGTCAATATCAGTGACCGTAACCACCTCAATGACGGGACGTTGCACAAGACGAATAATTCCATCACGCGGGAAAAGCCGCACAGTAGACTCGCCAACCTCAAACTGTTGCACCGCGACGTTGACAAACATGGCCGACGCATCCGTCAACCAAGCTGTCGCCTTCGATGTTTCGCCAGCCGTCAGAGAGCGACCCAAACGTGCCTCTACATCAGCAACCGTAGCCAGAGCCATTGTGAACCTTTCTGAGTCGAGGTGGGGCTAACCGTTCTAGGCCAGCCCCACCACACCATTCCGTTATTAGCCGGAGTAGTAGCGGTAAACCGCGTCCGACTTGATGGTCTTTGCACCATAAACCAGGAGTCCGCGAACGATGTCAGCAAACTTGGTCTGGTTACGGAGAGACTCAACACGCTCGACCTGAGCCACAAAAGCAACCATGTCTTTGTGGTAAGCCATAGCGCCGTTGGTGTTTCCGGAGTAGTCGAGCAGGGGAGACTCGAGAACGGTGAAGCCGTAGAGACGACCAATCACACCGTTACGAAGCTCGCTATCCTGGCCAGCAACAGAAACGTCATCGAGGCCCTGAATCAGGTAGTCAGCGAAATCAGGAGAAACGACGAGGTAACGGTCAGATGCCGGAACCTTAGCGTTGCTCATGTCTGTGCGCATGGTGCGAACAGCGGTGAGAGCAGTCTCAGCGGAGTTCACAACAATGTCAGTAGGGTTTGAGTTCGTCGCACCGACCAGCATGGCGGTGTTGAGAACGTAGCTTTCCGCATCCTGCGCCAGAGCGCGTCCAGCGGAAGCAACCCAGGGACCAAACTCAGACGAAGCCTGAACACGGTCAACGTCGTCGACGTTCACCGAGAAAGCCTTTTCCTGGTCGATGCTCAGCTGCACCTCAGTGTCGGCAAGTGCCTCAGGACTGATGGTACGACTTGCGCTGTAGTCCGAAATTGTCGGAGTAGTAGCGTTGATAATGTGGACAGTGGACCCCGCAGTCGCGTCACCGGTATAAGCGGTTCCGAGCGTGGGGATAACAACCTGATTGGCAAGGAACTCCTGAGTAACCCCAGCAGACCATACCTCAGGAATAAACTGGTCAATAGCCATTAGCTAGACCCTCCCTTAGTTTTTATTGAGTAGGTAATCAAGGCGGCCATCTTGGCGTGCCTTGAGGATTTCTGACGGTGACATATCCTGAAGCTCATCTCGGGACCGAATCATGCCAAGTTTCGCGTCATTACCGCGAGAACCCTGACCGAAATCGACCTTTGGTTGCTCAGGTGTCATCGTGTTTGCTTCAACCCATGTCCGAATCGCATCACTGTCAATTTCCCCATCTGGAGAAATAAACTCTTTACGGTCAAAAGCAAGCGCCGCGTCCGGGGACACAAAACGACCTTGAGTCGCCGCCTTGAACTCTGCGTCCACCAATTTCCCCGCGACCTCTTGCAAAGTAGACTGCCGCGTTTCCGCGACCAATCTTTCCTGCTCAGTCAGCTGAGATTTTTTGATGTCGTCCAGCTCTTTAGCGGCGGCGGCGTTATCCTTCGCTCGACGCTCATGCTTTCGCGCTTGCTCTTTCCACTTTGCAAGTTCAGCGTCCAGGTCTACCGGCTCAGACGTGTCGTCCGACTCGGTGACCTCAGCCTCTTGCTGTGGTTGCTCTTCAGTTGATTCAGTTGTTGCAGTTGTTTCTTCAGACATTAGATTGTCCTTCCTCGTGTCGATTCAGGTTTGCCCGTGTCGGGCCGTCCACCGAATTAGTCGGTGAAATCTTCAGGGAAATCTTGTTTGAGGGTTTCCCATTTTTCCCTCACAGTGGCAATCAAAGGTTCCCGGCGCTCTTCTGGGACCGCGTGGATGGTGGCGAACAAGTCAATGATTTCCTGCGGCAGTCCACAGTCGGTCGTCGCCCCATTGTCTATTGCCCACTGCAATTCGTTTTCAAACTTTGCGTCAGTCATAGGACCTTGAGGTCTCATGTCCACCCCTTTTTTCTAGTTCACATTCGCTCGTGCGGCCTCGGCTCTACGCCGCAATTCCTGACGGGCACGCTCAATCAAAACCTCTTCGACAACCGTTGAGACAGCCAAGTTGACAGCCTGACCGGTGAAAGTTTTTTGCTTACCGGCCAAAGCGGCGGTGATAATGGCCTGACTGACTATCCGGTCAGCTTCAGGCGGGAACTCGCCTTCGACGGCCTGTTCCAAAGCCTCATCAGAGAGTTCCGAAATGACACTGTCGGCGGCGTTAGTGACCGACCGGTTGACCATCGGGTTACTGCCCAAATAGTTGAGGTGCTCCCGATATTGGCTCAAGAGTTTCCGGCCAACCTCTTTTGCTAGCGGTGTAGCCTCATCACCGAGGTAGACGAACTGACTGAAAGCCTCTGCGACAAACTCTGCCCGGCTCTCTAGCGCGTACCGGCTGATGTTTTCTCGGATGTATGTGTTGACAATATAATCGTTAGCGGCCTTTTTGCCCTCACCATTGAGAGCGTTGCCGGTGGCGTCGAGGTATAAGGTACGCGCCACCCCAAAATTGTCGATAACCGTCTGCAAGCGGTCCTCGTCAGTCACACCGTCGAGTGCTAAACGTCGGGCGATAGTTCTCGGCTGGAACCCGCCGCCGGGCACTCCCCGTTTCATCTGGTCAAGCAAGTGCCCGTACTCGTGAGTTATCACATATGATACCGGGTCGACATCTGTGTCGGTGAGCCATGCACCAAAGTGATTACTGTTGATATTGTCTGACCACTGCTCTCGCAGGCGATTGGCCCCGTCAGCCAAAGTTTCTTGAGTGATACCCATGACCGGCTTGTTTTGGTAAACATAAGCGTAGGAGTCGTTGCGGGTAACAATCTCAATCTCGTCAAGCGGCGTAGGGTACAAGTCTTGCAACTCGACCAGGCGCTCGGCGGCAATCTTGTAATCTGGAACGTCGACGTCGTAGCCGGCCCGATATAAGACCTGAGTGTCGAGACCTTCAGCAATTAGTTCCGTGACCTTGAGGTCTGTTTCAGCGGCCCTAATACGGCTAATCAGTTGTGCAGACGGTGACCGCAAACCAATGGTCGGTACACGCCCGTCGCCGACGACAGTGTCTATCGCTGTGACGAGTCGTTCTCTCTGTTTGATACGCTCTTGAATCTGCTCGAGAGTCAAAAAGTTTTCGTTACGCCGGGTGAGGACCGGACCAAGCTCACCATGCTCTCGAATCGAGACCAAAGTGAAATCGGCTTGGCGAACACCATCCTTGTACTCGACAAACTTGCCGATGCCCAGGTCGCGGGCCGCAGGCTCATCCACACCGAAACGCCGCTGGAACGACTCGTGAATCCGGTCCAAATTGTATTGGTCAATCACCTGGCCCGGGTCGGTGTCACCGTAAATTGGCAGCTCTCCGCAATCGCATCCAGGGTGAATCGGATTTAGGTCATTTTTTCTGTACCGCTGAGTCGACGCAACATAGCAAAGACCGCAGCTCTCAGCCCCGGTCAAGACACGGATATAGCCGACAATGGTGTCGTTAGCTCGGCGGGCGAAAAGACTTGCCTGACGTCGTGCAAGCTGAACATCTGTCTGAGCCAAAATCCTTGCCCGGTAGCCGCCCTGTTTGACAGCCTCAGTCATGGCGTTTGGGTACTTGTTGAGATACTTGTAGACCTCACGGAATGGCCGTTCTTGGTAAGGCGCTTGGAAAGGCGCGTCACCGATACGACTGGCCCGCAGATTTTCTGGGAAAAAGTTTTCCTTCAGCAGCTCCGGCATCCTGAACTTTTTGCCGTTGACCCGAGCGACCTCCCGGTGAAAACCGTAAACCATCTTCGCGGCCTCGATACGAGCACCAAAAAGAATCTGCTCGTAAATCTCAACATATTCTTGACGTTGCGCGGCCCCTCGATAATCAGGCAAAGCGTAAAACGCTTTTTCTGCCGCGTCGCCAACCTTTTTGATAAGCGACGTGCTCATAACGCCATAAGCCTCGATAAGCTCGAGTTCACTGGCCATGCGCTACCCCGTTATTGCTTGCTGAA